CCGACGGCTCCATATGCGCGGTGTGATCCTGACAACCATGTCACCGCGTGCCCACCCGTTTGAATGGCCTTGCCGCCAGCCCCACCCGTGGCGGTGATCACGGCGTCCTCAAGGGTGTCGCCGCCCTTGGCACCCCATCCGCCCCCACCGGGGGATTCTACATCGTGGTAGCCGCCCGCAGGATCAGATGTGGTTTGGTAGATGCGGATCAGATCCTGGGATTGCGCACTCAGCGTGGTGTAGCCCCCGCCGTTTGCTCCGGCCTCACCAGGACCGCCGCCCCAGCCCCCAAAGTGTTCGTTCAATGCAAGCGCTTGCGTGTGATAGCGCCTGTCGATGTATAACGGGGTTGCATTGGCCGCAGCCGTGACATCGCCCGTGACCATGTCCAAAAGACCTGCCCCCGTTCCCATACGCGAGACACCGGGCATAACCCGCCCTCCCGTTTGGCCTGAGACTGCTGATGTATAGGTGGGTGTACCACCGCCGCCGCTGCCCATGGACTGGACCTCCTATGTAAATGTGAGTGTGGATTTGACTGTTGCGGCTCAACGCCGCGCGGGCGGATGTTTGAGGGATCACGCCTGCGCCGCGTGACTGCCCGACCTGTACCGTCCTGCGATCTTCCCTGCCAGACAGAGACCGCAGGGCGATCTGGACCTGCGGGACGTTTAGATGCTAAAGCCTTTGCTCGCCGCCACATTGCCGCCGGCGCCCCCTGCGCCTGTGTGCTGTGCGTAATGCACGTTGAACGCCAGATGGTTGGGGTCTTGGGTCAGGTTTTGGGATCCAGGCTGACCCGGCGGCGGTGGCGCTGGGGGCCGTTACCGCCGCTGGCACAAGGTTGGAGACGTAGCTTAATCCGCCGCCAAGCCCGCCGCCCGCACCGCCCCCGCCACAGGCCAGACCCGAGCTGCCCCCGCCACACCGCCGCCGATATAGCCTTGGGCGTTATCAATCGTGATGGGCGTGCTCAACGCAATCGCAGGGCCACCGGCTGCGCCGTTTGTACGCGTGCTGAAGATGTTGAACGCATGTGTGGTCGCATTTGACGCCCCCGCACCGCCTTTTCCCATGATGAAGCCCCGGTTGATCAGCGTCAGCCCACCTGGATATGCGCCACCCGTGCGCAGGGCGGCCACCGCGACATCATCCGACCAGATGTAGACCCCGGATCCGATTGTGACTGTCACCGCTGCACTGCCGTTCCACCCGCGCGCTAAGGCCGCCGCATGCACATCCAGCTCTTGGATGTTGCTTGTGATGGTCCAGGCGAATGCATTGCTTTTGCCGCGCAAAGTCCCAAGCCCGATGGCGCCACCAGCCAGGCCGGCAAGGCCACGGACACCTGCGTCCCCGAGCGATATCGTCGCATCAGCGGTACGGCCGAGCTCGGTGTTCACTTGGCTCAGCGAGAGCGGTCCTGTCGATGGAAGCGCCATGAGTCACAGACTCCCAAAGGCGGTGACATCGCCCAGCAGCGTCAGATTGCCGGCGCCGTCGAGCGTCATCACGTCGGTGCCATTATATCGGAAGGTCAGGCTTGATCCCGCAGCATGGGCCGTAAACGCCCCCCAACGGGCGCCGACCTCAATGATCTCCTCGCTGCCGTCGGCGCGTTTGAGGAAGAGTTTGCCGTCGCGGGTGTTGATCGCCAGTTCTCCGAGATCCAGCTGGGCGGGGGTTGGGACCTTTGTGGCGATGGCAGATCGTTTCATACGGATTGTGCTGGCCATGGGGCCTCCTGGTGTTCAGCCTCATATGAGGCAAGATCAAAGCGGATCAGAACGTGCCGCCATCAAGTGCGATGCCAGTAATGCTGCCACCTGTGATGGCCACTGCATTGGCCGCTTGCACAGCCAGTGAGCCGAGACCGAGATTGCTGCGTGCTGTGCCCTTATTTGGCAGATCTGCCAGGTTTGATGCTGCAGCCAGCTTGCCAGCCAGCCCATTGGTCACGGTGCTGGCAAAACTGGGATCATCGCCCAAGGCCGCGGCCAATTCGTTCAAGGTGTTCAGCGCGCCGGGGGCCGCATCAATCAGGGCTGCGATAGCGGCCTGTACAAATGCTGTATTTGCGATCTGGGTTGTGTTGGTGCTGCTCGATGCCGTCGGCGCGCTCGGCGTGCCGGTCAAAACGGGTGAGGCGAGCCCGGCTTTCCCGTCAATCGCCGCCTGGAGACCACTGACTTGCGAGATCGCATGGCTGTGGGCCGCTGGGGCAAAGGTGGCGGGTTTGCCGGCAACACCTGCCCAAGGCACGCTGTCTGCCGCCTCAGCTGCATCAACCTTACCATCGTTGTCGCTGTCATAGGCAGACTTGAGCATATCGCCCGCGCCAAAGCCTGCCAGTGCCGTCTGCACAAAGGCGGTCGTGGCCAGCTGGGTGGTATTGGTGCCACCAGTGGCCGTGGGCGCGGTAGGCGTGCCAGTCAGGTTTGGCGAGTTCACCGAGGCCTTCGCGCTCAACGCCGATTGCAACCCTGTGACATCTGCGATGGCGTGACTGTGGCTATCGGCAGCTTTGCCATCAAGAGCGACCTGCAGCCCGCTGACCTCCGAGATGGCATGACCGTGGGTGGTCGCCGCTTTGCCCGCCAGCCCCGCATCGAGCTGCGACTTGCGCACAAGATCGGTGCTGCCACTCGCATCTTGGCTCGACTTGGGCGCAACCGAGAAGGTCTTTGCGCCACCAATGGTCTGGCTGCCAACGCGGGCGACAAACCCGCCGGTGCCCGCCAGTGGCACAATGGCTGTGGCATTGCCGCTCCCGTCATCGCCCTTGCCGATATAGAGCGTATCGTCGACCTCATTGTGGGCGACCTCGCCGGATTTGAGCGCAGCGGGTGCTCCGGCATTGCCGGCCTGGCGGCGTTTGAACTGGATCGTATTGGCCATCAAAAGAAGCCTCCGTTAATTGGGGTATTGGTGGGCAGAACGGTGATACCGGAATCGCCCTGATCGCCTTTGTCACCGGGGGGACCGGGTTTGCCCTCGGGGCCCGGCTGGCCGCCAAGGCGAATGCGTAACGGCCCAGTCACAACGCGAACCTTGATCGGTGCGGTGATTGTGATAGGGCCGGTTTGAGGCATGGCAGCACTCATGGAGCAAGCCCGCGCGTCACCGGCAGGATGACTGGCAGTTCCAGCAGGAAGCCGAGATGTAGATCAGGTGCGAGATCGGTCCGTACGAGGTCCAGAACCACCCGTCCGGGCGTGAGACCGGCGGTTTGCGCGGGGCGTAGCGCCAGTTCTAGCACCATGTCGCTGATCCGCAGGATCCCGAGATCAGCGCTGGTGAGTGTCGCCAAGACGTCTGCCGCATTTGGGCGCTCGCGTATCTGCCCTGCATAACTTGCACCCTCGACAAAGACCGGTGCTTCCGCCTCAATCTGCAGCCGCCACGCATAGCCGATCAGCACGGCCGGACCTTCTGTGACAGTTGTGGTTGTCATAGCCGCCACCCACACAGCCGCGCGCCCACCTCATTATGGGCCACGATTTGCCCAAGCGTCACGTCACTCAAAACGTCCTGCCGCGATGGTCGAATAGGCTCGGCCCAGTCGCAATCCTCATACATGACAGCCGGATCAATCGCGCATCCAGCGGTCAGCGCGGCGCTCAAGATCAGTGCGGTCAGTGTTTTGCACGTCATGGCGGGTGTCCTTTGAGGTTTGCATGGATCTGACGCGCGCATCGGCGCGGCGCACGGCCAATTCGGCCTTGGCTGCTTGGCGGCCCTGGCGAAAGGCAACCCAGAGGGCAGCTAGGACAGCCAAAGCGATGGCGCCGTAAAGAACAGCCCGCCTGCCAAGGCCACTCAGGAGCGCACGGATGACTGTGATCATAGCGTGCGTCCTGTCCGGTGATCGTCAATGCGGGCGGAGCGCGCCTTTAGCGCATAAAAGATTACACCGACAAACATCACCATCCCGATCCAAGGCAGGGCCACGGCGAGCCACGCCTCCAGACCTGCGAGCGCAAAGATCCGCGATGCAGTATCGCGGGCCTGTTCGGCCTCACGCAAGGCCGGTGCGATCTGAGAGGTGATGGAGCCTGCAGCCCCCAGAACCCCGAGCCCGATTTGCGCATTCGCGGCCGTCACGATGCGGCTGTTCTCTGGCGCGCCTGATGCTCGTTCGGGTCCCACCGTTCGATGCGGCGCCACGGTCAAAGCCTCCTCTAACGCCACATCAATGATCGGAACCAGCGGCAGTGCCGCGTCATCGCGGAACGCGAGAATCGCTGCGCGCGTGCGTGGACCAATGATGCCGTCGATGCTGCCGACATCATGGTATCCGAGATCCTTCAAACGGGTCTGCACATCGCGGACGCTCATCTTGACGGCAGGCGCCACATGACCCGCGCGCCGCACACCCAAGAGCTTAGAGATGGGATAGCGTTTTACATTGACCGCATCGCTCTGATTGCCGCCTAAGCCCCAGACCCATGCACCTTCAATCCGGTCAATGAAGAACACATGACCCTGCCAGCTGGACGACCCCCGAGGTATGACCCCGATATCGCCAGGCTGCGCATCCGCAATATCGACCGGGATGCCCCAGTCCAGATAGGACCGCGCGGTCAGCTTGCGCGTCGAGCGCATGCCGGCCTTCTCCAAGCAATGTCCAACGAAGGCGGCGCACCACGCCACAGAGTCATGCTCCACCCAATCGTGACCGACCGAGGCGTACATCTCCATGACGACTGGGTTGTTTGCAGGGCCTAGGCCCTCAGTGGTGCCGATATACCCGCGGGCAATGTCAAAAGGTGTCATGATGCTCTCCCATGCAAATGGACAGCGCCGCCCCGAAGGGCAGCGCTGGATGTGTGTGGTCGTGGTTGTGTTCAGTTTTACGAGGCGCGGCTTACTTCTTGCGGCAAAGCCAGGCCGTCATCAGCGCCTCCGCCCCGCGCGGTCCCAGATAGGCAAGCGTGGCCACAAGACCTGTGCGCACCGGCTGGCCAAGATCAAAGTGACTTGCAACAGCCTCGCCAATAATCGCCATGCCGATGGCGACGGGGATTTCCCACAACAGCTCCTTGCCAAAAAACCGCCGTCGGCCAAGCTTGACCTCACCTGAGTGATACATCAGCCGTCCCGTAAACGCGCCGATCAGCGTCGTCATCGCCCCGCCAAACAGACTGTTCAACGTTTCTAAAAAGCCCGGCTCGGTCATGGGCGCCTCCCTTACTGGTTCAGTCACGCAAGACCCTTGCGTGGGATTTATTATGGTCTATATTTGGTGCTGTATTTCGCACTATTTGGAGGCTGTCATGCAGCGTGTCGAAGCCAATGTCGCCGTCAGCGTGTCCGATCTTAAAAAGAACCCCTCGCAGGTCATGGCGCAGGCGGCAGGCCAATCTGTTGCCGTGCTGAACCACAACCGCGTCATGGCCTACATGGTGCCTGCCGCCCGCTACGAGGCCATGATGGAGCATCTTGACGATTTGGAGCTGGCCGATCTGATCAAGCAGCGTGTGGACGAGACACCGGTGCGGGTCAGCTTGGATGAGCTATGATCTGCAATTTTTGCCGTCAGCCCTAAAGGAATGGCATAAACTTGGTGCAACGCTGCAATCGCAATTTAAAAAGAAGCTCAAAGAGCGGCTTGCACAGCCCCATGTTGTGGCCGACGGCCTTCACGGCATGCCAAACCACTACAAAATCAAACTTCGCAGCGCGGGCTACCGCCTTGTCTACCGCATTGAAGATACCACTGTCACAGTAACGGTGGTGGCTGTGGGCAAGCGCGAGCGTGGTGCTGTTTATAAAAGCGCGCAAAAACGCTTTGATCCTTAGTACTCCCCGCCATCAAGCAGCGGCTCAAAGGCGGCATCGGCCAGATTGCGCAGCTTGAGCGTCGGTGGTGTGGTGCTGGTATCCAGCCACAGCATGCCCGGCGCGGTGGCCGCAGGCTCATCAACGCCGCTGCTTGTTGAGCGCAGAGCCGCAAGCACCTGATTGATCTGGGCGCGCACGGCCGCCCCGTTGTCGTTGATGATCACAAAACTCGGTGTTTGAGACACTAGGCCACCTCATCCGCTATCAGCCGCAATTCCGAGACGATCGGCGTAAAGGCCGGATCACTGGTTCTAAGCCAAGCGCGTGCTCAACCGCATGGGCCTCAATCTCGCTGTTGTCGATCCGCCCCATGGGCCCCAGACGGGGCTTGCACCCGACGGATCGTCATCGGTTTCTCGGACCTCAAGCACCACGTCGATATCAGCGCCCTCGGAGCCGTCAAAGTCGGCCCAATCATCGATCGGCGTCATGCGGTCATCGATGTAATCCGACAGCGCCGAGGCCCCGACCAGAATATCCGAGCGCAGCCGCACACGCTTCAGGCCGCCAAAATCAAGACGATCGCCAAAGGCGTAGAGCCCCTCAAGGGCCGCAACTTCAGGCCGGCCGCTTGCATCAGGCGCGCTCTCAAGCTTTAAGGTTCCGCTGACCGCTTCAATATTGGTCTTTGCCCGGCAAAAGCCGGCTCCGCCGCCAGCGTATTCAGCTGGGCAAAGCTCAGGATCTGCACCCCCTTGGTGCTCACCGTGCTGACAGGACCAATCCGCCCCTCGCTGTCTTCGGCGCGTAGAAGGTAGGTCCCGGGTTTGAGCGGCACGACCGCAATCGCCTCGCCACCCGACACCCGGTCCATCAGCGTGGAGTTCGCCCAAGTGGCGGTCATTTCCTTGCTGTGGCGGATAATGACATTGCCGCCCACGCGCACATCCACATCAACCGAGCGCTGCCATTTGAGCACAGCAAGACCGCCGGCAGACTGGATGGTCAGTCCGGTCAGGGCAGCCGGTGGCGCCGTGAGCCCCACGATCTCCAACGCCCCCGAACGCCAGCTTGAGGAGACCCCGAGCACCGAGATCGCCTTGATCCGCACGTCCCATTGGCCCGGCTGGATGTCGCGCAACTCCATCCTCGTGCCGGATGTTCGACCCCGGTCCAGCCAGTCACCTCCATCCCCTCCATTCCTACGCGTCTCCACTTGATAAGTGTCCACGAACCCCGAGGCTGCTGCCTCCCAGGCGATCCGCGCCAGGACTTTCACCGCCGAGCCGTCGCGTGTGACGTAAAGCTGTTCCGTGATCTGCGGCGCACCCGGTGGGGCGATATCAAAGGCCGTGGGCAGCGCTGTGCGTGGGGCTGCCGCATAAATCTGTTCTTCCAAAGCATCCCAGTCGTAAATGAGGGGAGAGGTTTCTCGCAGGAGAAGCTCTGGCGCCAAGCGTGGACCCTGTCCAACCTGTGTCAGATCCAGCCGCACCGCCTCAACGTCAAAGGGTTTGCCCTCCGGCAGAGCCGCGCCGCCAAACCCCCAACGGGCGTAGTGCACATATGTTGTTTCTCCAGCCGCCACGCGCCAGGCCTTCAGCTTGCCCGCCACCTTGAGGCTCATTTGGCGCCGTGCGCGCTCTAGCTCAATTTTCGCCAACCGCTGCGCCATGGAGGCGGAGATCGTGAACGGCAGCGAGATATCCCGCCAGACCCGCTCACCATTGTCCTCGAGCCGGTAGGCCTCACTGGCATAGGCCGGGAAGTCATCAGGCTGCCAGCTGTTCTCAGGGCTGACAAACTGGCCCCGCACAGCGTTGAAGTTTGACGCCCGGCTTTGGCGTGTGGTCAGGGTCATGCCACCATCGCGCACATCATCTGCCGTGATCGTCGTCTCAGGCACGCGGTAGGCCCCCGCCCGCATGCGCCACTGGCCCGCTTGCCAGATGCAGCGGCCTGCCATCGCAGTCAGCATCGCCTCGATGATGGTCTTGGGCGTCTCCGAAAGCGAGACCACACCATTGCAGGTATAGCGCGCCTCAGACCCTCCTGCAGCCAATGGCACAGCCTCGTCGCAAATATTGGCGGCCTCAATCAGACTGTCGGTCTCGATCCCGTCTGCACCGCCGATCACGGCCCCGATGCCATAGGTCGTATGAGCCATGTAATCCGCCACGCACAGCGCCGCATTGTCGGTATAGACCTGCGCGCCGGTCCTTGGATCAAAAATGTCGGCCTTGCCCTCCATATCCACGGTGATGTTCGGAATGCCGCCCGGAAAGGCATCTGCGTCATAGGTCAGCTTCAAATAGAGCGCCGCACAGCCTGCTAATCTATGTGCGTCGGTCCAATGCTCCGGCGCCGCCGCAATCAGACCCGCAAAGGCCGTCTGGTCATCCGCTCCGAGGCGCTTCTCAACGGCAACCTTGCCCGCCCATCGGCCCTGGGCCGCCCTGACGCATCAACGGCCTCTTCGCCCTCAAAATAGATGGCATCAATGGATTTGATGCGGTGCGCCGCCAGCACCACCACCAGATGCAGGTCTTTGTCCTTTGCCCCTGTGGAATGCAGAAACACAATCACACCGCCCTTGCGCGTGCGGCCGTAGACCAGTTCGCGGGGCATCACCGGCTCGCGCACTGTCACCGTGCGGGCCTTCATTTCCATTTGGCCAAGGCTGGGCGTGGGCATCAACGCTTGGGCTGCCGCTGATAAGAGCATCGAGGCCCCGAACTGGGCGGCAAAGCCCACGAGACCCGTGGCTGCAAAAGCCGCGGCCACACCGCCCGCCGCAATGGCAGCGCCCCCGAGGGCGACAGCACCTAAAACCACGGGTGGCATTATTCAGGTCCTCCAGGCGAGACGGCAGGTTGAGAGCGGCAGGCGCACCAGACCCGCAGGCGCAACAAAAGCGGCCGTGGCGCCGATGACGACACCAAAAGCTTCAGGCGCACCGCCCAGGATCAGATCGCCACGCTGTGCGAGCCGCACATCCTCAAGCGGGTCGCCCAGCAAAGCGCGCCCGCCGTCTTCAAGGCTTGTCCAGCCAAGGCGGCGCAACACCCGTCCGCAGCCGACCCGTGTGCGATACCGCCCCCGCCAGAGTGCCGCATGATCCGGGCCGTCCGTCAGATCGCGGTGCAGATCAAAGGCCCAGGTGGCGCAGTCGTGCTCGCCCCAGACGAAGGGACGTGCCTGAGCGTTCGTTAACGAATCAGCAAGGATCTGCTCCCAATGGGGCACGCGGGTAGTATCGCGTGGGGCAACAATTGGTTGCTCCATCAGCCGCGCCCCCAAGTGATGTCTTGATCCTGAATGGCCGTCACATGCTCAAACCCACGATCGCCCGGGTGCAGGACCTGCTGGCTTTCATGGGTGTAGCGCCAGTTGCGCGGGATACTCAGATCAATGAGCCGGCTTTCATAACTGATTGTGATCCGGCAGCTCTGCCCGTCCTCTTGTAGCTCCGGCACATCAAGACGACCCGTAAAGGCCTGCACGGGATCGGCGATCACTCTGCGCCCCTCCGTCAGAAGTGCCAGCCAGATGCGTCCCGCCTGACCCTGGCGCGCTTCATTGATCGCAAGACCTACCAGATCGAGCGGTACACCTGACAGTGAGACTGTCGTCCCAGAGGCCACAACATCAGAGGTTTCTTCAAGCGCGCCAAGGCCAAGAAGCACCCCGACGCCGGTCCAGGTCTTGCCGTCCCAATCTATCGGACCCGGACCCGTCCAGATCCGCACCATGCCCGAGGGGAACTCACCTTCAAAAAAGATCGCAGGCTGCAGATCCGCGCGGTCGAGCGCCTCGGCCATGTCATTTGTGATATCCCGGCTCATAGCGCCTCGCGGGCTGATAGGGTGAAGCGGTGACGCGCTGCACGCTCAATACGGGTTGGCACCGAACCCGTAGGGCGCAGCAGCACCTGTGGTCTGTTCACTTCCAGTTGCGTATTGGCGGGCAGTGCGCGGCGGATCGCCGGAAAGAGCGTCAGCGTTGCCAGACCGTTGATGTCCGCTGTCACATCAAAGGCGATCTGGTGCAGGCGCGTGTCGCGCGCCGTGCCAATCGAGACAAAGTCCCCTGAAGCCAGTGCAGGCAACCCAGGCGGCCAGCCTTGCGTTTGCACGACATTGCCGCCTGTGATGGGTGCCGCCAGCGTCACCTGTTGTGTCAGTCCTTTTGGCTCAATTGAGGGATCAGCAAACAGCAGAAGACCGCGCCCAGAGCCAAGCGCCGTGAGGGCCGCAGAGACCGAGCGCGCCAGCGGTCCGGATTGCGCGGCAAACTCAATGTCGTATTCCCACCATTCCCCACCCCAATCCTGCACCTCCGTCGTGCCGGTGAAGGGTGACTGCGTCTGGCTGGTGGCTGTCACGAGCCGTCGCTCAATGCCGGCCACCCAGGTGCGCGGCAGGTCCACAATGACGCTCATGCCATGCGTCCCCGCCGCATGGCATTGCCAACAGCGGCCACCGCAATGCGCTCAAACTCGGGCTGTGCGCTGCGCATCACTGCCGCGATCTGCTCGGCCACGCCCATCTGCGCGCCGCGCGCGTCCACATTAAGATTTATGGCCACAGGAATGGCGCCCCCTGCGCCGCGGGCAACCTCAGCCCGCGACAAGACCCGCTCGCCCCGCTGCAGAATGGTGGGGACTTCATCAGGACGCAATCCGGCCCAGGCACCAGCCCGCCCCACGGTGCCGCCTGAATGCATCCGCGGCGCTCCCGCAAAAACCGCTGCGGGCACAGACCGCCTATGACCGGAGATCCCAACCATGCCGCCCGCATGCGAGACCGCTGCCGTGACCGCTCCGGATGCGGCGCCACCTGCGCCACCTGCGGCAGAGCCGCCGCCAAAGACACCCCCGAGTGCATTGGCTATGGGGCCCAGAACCGCATTTTTGAACGCCAACACAGCCAGGTCGGCGAGGATCGAGCGCACCAGCCCCTTGAAGTCGAGCTTGCCGGTTTCCACAAAGCTGCGGAAGGCACTCTCGGCGCCAGAGAAGGCGCTGGAGAGGGTTTCGCCGAGACCTTTGCCCCAGTTCAGGGCATCCTTGGCATAAGAGTTGAGGGCTTGCGAGACGGCGCGCCAGCCGGTCACGATCTTCTCAGCTGCCCCGTCGCCACTGCCGCTTGCACCACCACCCGCAACAGCCTCTCCAGCCTGGCCCATGGCTTCTGCGAGACGGTCGGCAGAGGCGGTCGCGTCATCAAGGGCTGCAGCTCCGTCCGCGCCAGTGCCCGCAACAGCATCGCGCAGTGCCGCCCAGGACGTCAGCGGGGCCGTGGCTCCGGCCGCCAAATCGGTAGACGCACCACGATAAATATTGGCCGCGGCCAGTGCATCAGCCGCCATACCGTCCAAGCCCAGATCAGGCGCTGTGAGCGGGTTATCTTCAAAAGCCCGCCGGAACGCATCCGCAGCAGCACTGCCTGCATCCGCTGTCGCTCCCGCGAAAGGATTGTCGATATCGCCAAGACTAATCTCACCGATTTCGCCGAAGGTCGTCTCGATCCCCACCGCCGCCAGCGCATCGCGGATTTTGCCGGTAAAGGCATCAATCCGGGCGATCGCGCCATTCAGCATTGCTTCAATACCGTCGAGCATGCGGTTCGCCGCTGTGTAAACAAGATCCCCGATCACGGCTGGCAGGCGGGACCAGATGTCTCGGACGGCCATGAGCGCCCCCTCAAACGTATTCGCCGTGGTATTACCAAAGGCGACCACACTTTCAATCGCGCCCGCCATGCCCGTCGCGGCGTCGGATTTGAGGTCATAAAACATCGCCGTGACGCGCGCGCCGGCAGCCGCGGCTCCCGTCTTGATCCGATCCCAGACCTCAACGGCGACATCCTTCAAGAGGCGCATCGCCGCGCCAAAACCGCCTGCACCGGACGTCAGCCGCGTGAACCAGTACACCAGCTCGCCTGCGCCAACGATCAGCGCGCCAATGCCCGTGCGGATTAGCGCGCCTTTGAGAACCACCAGCGTGGTGGCCAGACCGCGGACAGAGAGTGCTGCCGCGGCCATCGCGGCAACCCAGCGTCCTGCCAGGAAAGTGGCAAAGGTGCCTGCGTAAACTCCCAGCCGGTCGAGATTGCCCAGAACCGCATCGAAGGCCCGGCTGATCGGACTCGCAGAAGACGCCAGCGCGACAAAGTTGTTCGCGACCGCCTCAAGCGTGGGCGCCAGCGCCACGGCAATCCGGTTGCGCACGCCGGTAAACACTTGGCCAATGCTGACGAGTGCCAATTCCGATCGGCGCATCGCGGCGATGGCGTCAGTATCCAAAACAGCGCCAAGCGCTTGGGCTTGCGCTCCGAGCCGGGTCATCTCCGCCCCGCCATTTTGCAGCAGCGGAATAAGACGCGTGGTGTCGGACGCCATGGCCTCAAGATAGAATGTCATCTCTTGCTGGCTGACGCCTGCCTTCTCAAGACTTGAGACATAGAGCTGTAGGGCTTCCGGCCCCGAAAGCCGGGCGAACTGATCGGCGGTGACACCCACCCTTGGCGCGATGTTCTCAAAAAAGTCTGCCATCGGACCGCCGCCCGTCTGCAGGAAGTCCCCCACACGGTCGTTCACGTCCTTCAGGATATCAGCGAGCTTCTCTTGCTCGACCCCCACCGTGGCCGAGGCCGCCGCCCAGCGCTGGAACACCTCCGGTGCCGCATTGGCAACTTGTGACAGCTGATCGATCTCATTGGCAGCAGCCACCGTCGAGCGCGTCATTACAACAACAGCACCGGCCAAGGCAGCCGCAGCAGCCGTCGCCGCAATCTTGGCGCGGCGCGCAAAACCCGCCATGCGGGCATTGGCTTGATCCAGCTCGCGCGACAATCGCCCCATGCCCCTAGACCCAGCCGCACCGACACCTTCTAATTCGGCGCGCACTTGTCGCCCGCCAGTCGCGGACAGGCGGACGGAGACTTGTTTGGTCGCCATGGAGTAGATCCTCGGAGGGTAAAACCTCATTCCCAATGGAAACGAGGTTACATGTGGCCTGATCCGGCCTGCATGGTTTCATTGATCTTACGGACCATCACCGCCTCAATGGGCGGCAGCAGCTCCGCCATGATGATGGGAGACAGCCCGAGGGCCGCGCCAAGGTGCAGCGCCGCACTCATATCCCAGCCGAGGACCGCGCCGCCGTTCATCCCACCTGCAACGCGCACCTGTCCGCCAAGCCGCTGAACCAGATCCCAGACCTGCCAGCCCTCAAGTGTGCGTGGCGCATGCAGGCTGCGTGGGCAGTCCGCGCAGACAGAAACGCTCTCCTCGCAGAAGCATGCCGCGCAATACTCACCGCCCCCGCCGAACTCCCAGTCGGCGAGAGCGGTCAGACGTTTTTTTCCGCATCCAGTATCAGTGCGCCGGCGATGTATGTGGTCTGGAAGGCCTCAAAAATTGGCCAGAGCTCCAGCAGCGCGTCGATGCCCTCAGGTGTCAGAGGCAGAGGCTTGTCGTTTTCGTCACCGACGCCCTCCCAGTCCTTCACGACGATGCGCCCTACGGCTTTGGCCACGATACGCGCGAGATCGTCATTGGAGGCGCTGATCTCAGCATCGCTCGCCGCGGCAATGATCGCCGGATCGCTGCGCGCGGCCAGCATGATGGCGGTGGTCAGCGGTTCCACCAACAGCCGGACACCATGGCCAAGATCAAGCCATTGCGGCTCGGTAGACAGGTTCAATCGTAGCATCAGTAATCCTCCCAGTCGTTGGTCAGTGTGACGGTGCACATCCGGCCCACCCCAGGATCGCTAGCCGCCTGCCAGTCGAAGGTGGCCTGCACGCCTTGCGGTCCTGATATCTCGATCCGGGGACGCGGGAGGTATACGGCATGTGCGGTGACGGTTAGGTTTTCACCGGTGGGCAGTGTGTATGAGAACGCAAGCTCACAGGCCTCGCCGTTGATCGCTTGTGTCACCAGCGTTTGATCGGCAAAGCGCACAACGACATTGCCGGTGAGTGCCGCGATCGAGGGATCCGCGCCGTCGATCTTGCCATCAGCGCGGATCGTCTCGATGCGATCGAGGCTGTTGGCATAGGTGAGGTCAGCGGAGACCACGTTGCCAATGTTCCCACCATTGCGCGTGATGGCCCCGTTGAAGTGACCGAAGCGTTTCAGAGCAATACTGGCGGGCGTGCCTGCGGCGGTGCTCGTGGCGATCTCCTCGCCCTGTGCCACGATGCTCGCCGTTGCCGTCAGCAAGCCCGATCGCGCCATCTGCCAGTTGAGGCTGTCGACCATACAGCCGGAATACATGGCGTAGCGCGGCACCTCCGGCATGCCAGTCTCAACCGAGAAGCTCGGCAGTGCCCAGTTTCCAGAGCGGAACTCGTGGGTATAGGGTGAGTCAGCGCCCGTCGTTGTAGGCGCTCCAAACGCAGCCTTCAGCCAGAAACCAAAGGCCTCCGCATCCATCGGGATCACGACATCACCGTCCGCTGTCACGGCATCCTTGATCGGCGCCTGCGGATCGCGCCCATACCCCAGCAGTTCCGAGGTCTGCAACGGTTGCTCCGCCCCCAGCGACGTACTGGCGAAGGGCATCTTCGTGTAGCCGCCTGCCGGCGGCGTGCCATACGTGGTCTCAAACGCAAGCGCCATCTGCGCCCGCGCCCCTTGGGCTCGTGCCATTGTGTCCCTCCTTGAATTTATCTGGTCAGCCCAGCGCGTCGGTGGTCGCGTAGTGAAGAATGATTGGAATGATCCCGGCCTTCAGAGACGCGGCCCCCTCGACGGGAAGATCGACGGGTTCAGCTGCCTCTGGCTCAACCCAGTCGCATAATCCCCGCAATGTCCGGTCGGCGGCGATTACTGCGCCGACCTGAGCGCAGAGCGCGTCAAAGACGCTGTCACGGTTCGACGCCGATTGCACAATGACCTCGAGCTCGGAACGATGCTGGAAGTGATAAGTCGGCGGCGACAGCGTCACGCCGGGCTCGCCCGGGGTGCCATCGCGCAGGATCATCAGCCCTGCGGACGGAATGCGTTCTGGTAGAACGTCTCCGCGCAGAACGGGCACATGCGGGATCGTGCTGAGCAGGTCCGCCAAAGCGGTCAGGATGGTTTCTCGTGGGGTGGGCATTTAAGAGCCTAACGTTGAATTCGTGTCTGTTGTCACAGCCAAGAAAGTGTTATAAGTAATACCTATTGATACTCACGAGGATTAATCCCATGAATGCTGTTCGCCCCATTGCCGTGAAGCTCGATCAGGAAACCCGCGACCGCCTCAAACGGCTTGCGGATGCGAAGGATCGTTCGACGCATTGGATGCTGCGCGAAGCAGTCTCTCAGTTCCTGTCCCGTGAAGAGGCGCGTGAGGCTTTTCGCCAGGCAGGTCTCGCGGCCTGGCAGGAATATCAGATGACGGGCCAACATGTGACACATGAGGACGCAGATGCCTGGCTAGCCAAGCTCGAGGCTGGCGAAAAGGCAGATATTCCTCAATGCCACAACTGATCTGGTCTCCCGCAGCGCTGCGGGATGTGGAACGGCTTTACAATTTCTTGGCCGAGAATAACCCTGACGCGGCACGCCGCGCCGCCAAGTCCATCCGTGAGGGTATGCAGATCTTACGCGACCAGCCGGGAGCAGGGCGCCCTGTGGAGGACATGGATCCAGAGTTTCGCGAGTGGTTCATCACCTTCGGTGGTAGCGGGTATGTTGCTCTTTACCGTTTGGACGTCGACGCGGCTGTCGTTCTTTGTGTGCGACATCAACGTGAGGCCGGGTACTGAACCAGCGGTCACCCCAGTTTAGCGTCAACCCACTCTGCAACAATTAGGCTTGGAATTGATGCCTGCGCGCGGTCAGCATCGCGTGCCAGATCGAGCCGCTTGCGCAGCTTTACCTGAGGCACCAGCAAGAAGATCGGCACCGTGCTGCGCCCGCGACCCGTCTTGGACCGAGATGCCACGCCCAGTCCGCGACTGTTCAACCGGCCATCGGCCACCAGAAAGCTTGGCCCCCGGCGTCGATAGACAAACCGCAGCCGTAATCCGCGACGCCGTTCCCATTCACCGGGTGTGAGCGCCTTGCCGCGGGCGCCTTTGCCGGCCGCAGGTGTCGGGATCGCAAGCCAGAACCCGTCCTTGGAGCGGATCAACGGGCCGGTGTCATGCGCGCTGATGATCTGTGGTGCATTCGACCAGACCAAGGCTGCTGCTTCTAGGCTTTCGCCGGTTTTTGGATAGGTCTGGCTTCGGATCGAATTCGACAGTCGCCGACCAAGCCCTGCCTGTGTGATCTGCCCGCGCCAGTCTGACTTGAGACCTGTCTCGGCTATGCGCATCGCCGTGGTGACGGCCCGTTCGCCTGCCAGGATTTCAGCGCGCATCGCTGTGAGGATATCACCGCTGACAGAGAGATCGAGTTTCATGCGGGGGTTGCCTCAATGGTCCAGATCAGCCGTTCACGATCGCGCAGCGGTTCACCCTGGATTAGGAAGGTCTCTTCGCCGATGAGGATTTGCTCATCGGGGCGGGGTGCCGGCAGGTCTGACGCGCGCACGTCAAAGCGGAATGTCTGCGATACAAGGCGCGCCGCGCCGAACTTGGTCACATCATCGCTGCGACGCGTTATAATGTGGATACGGGTGAACTGCCCTTCGCTGTCACGATGCCAGGCCTCATGGGCAAGGTTAGGATCAGCGAAGAGGAGATCGAGTGCGCCTGCAAACGCGGTCATGGCTCAAACACCTCAATTGCCCGAGTGCAAACGGATGGCCATGCGCGGCCGCTTGTTGACCGGCAGGATCGAGCTTTCGGTCATCAGATCGATCCAGCGGCCCTTAGCGTCGATCATCTGGCGCGCGTAAAGCGGCAGACCTATAGTGTTGGCGGTCTCCAGTAGGTTGGCCGGCCCGCCATAGGTGGTGAACGTGTCAAACGTGCCCAAGGGAAAGGCGATGCCTTCGCCAGCGGGGATCAGCCGTTCGGATGTTCCGTTCGATAGAGTGACAGAACCGTTGTATTCTTCGAACAAGATACCCGCAAAAGGAAACGCCCGGCGCATGTCCTCTCGCAGCGGCTGGCCGCCCGTGGCCGAGAAGAACTTATAGGCCTCTTCGGTCTTGGGATGGCTGATCAACTTGTCGAAGAACTCCGAGCTCACCAGCGCATGGGCAGTGGTCATGGTCTCGCCCAGCAGATTGTCCTCCATGGCACGTAGCACGCTGCGGACTTTGCCCTGCACGTTTGTGCCGGCGGTGCCAAACACAAAGTCGATCGAGATCTTCTCAAGGCCAAACTCGGTAAAGTAGTTGTATAGCGTAGTGCCGGCACCATCCTTTACGATACCGCGCAGGGCATTCATTTCCATGTACTCGCGGGTCTGCGCATGTTTACGGCGCATCAGCGTGAGCTTGCGGTTCATCACCTCGACCAGCGGGTCAGCCGCATCGGACACACCCAGCGCGGGCATGCCTTGAATATCTGCAGGCAGGATGACGTCATCATGGGGGATCCAGGGCAGGGCAAAGCTGCGCATCGAGCGCTGTTCGCGGTTGCCCACGGTGGCGGGCGCGCCCAGTGGCACGGAGGGCAGAAGGCTGAGCACGCCCTCGCGCTGCTCAATCACGATAGAGCGTTGCGTGACGCCCTCAAAGCGAAACAGGCCGATCTGGCCCAGGCGCGTATAGAGATTGGGCAGGATATTGATGGCCTGCGTCATTTCAGCGAGCGAATAGCCGCCCGCGTCAAACGGGTTGCGGGTAATGGTCATGGGGAACTCCGAGGGCATGAGGGAAGAGGGATAGCTCGTAGCTGTGGACGGCTGGATCAGGCGGTATCGCGGGGGATGATGCCGAGGGCTGTGAGTTGGCTGAGTTTGGTGGCAATCTTGGCGGCATCATCGACAGTGGCATCAAAGACCAGCGCTGCTTTGGAGACGATGGCCGGGCCGCGCAGGATCACGACAGCCTCTTGGTCTGCCGCGCGTGCATCAGTCGCATAGAGCAGGACCGCAGCTGCGTTTTGGGCACCGTCCGACCCGCCGGAGGGCGACAGCTTATACTTGCCGCTGGCGGTGATTTTGCCCACTACCGCGCCAACGGGATAGGCGGTGCCAGCCAGCAGCGTGACAGTTTCACGGGTAAAGTTGGGGTTCAGTTCGTATTTGAGGACATCGCCCATGGAGGGCGGTTGGGTCAGCACGGACATGGACTATCTCCGAAGGATTGGGGATCAGGTGGGCGGTCAGGTATCAGGGTGGTAAGTGCTTTAGTGTCGACTGCCGGCGGAGGCTGCTTTTTTGGCGGCAGCCACGATTGGGCTCTCTGCGCTTTTTGGGATAACCGGCGAAGGTGGCGCTGCCACGATATCGCGGGCGTCTGCTGCTGCGCTGGCGCGCTCCAGAACCAGCCGACGCAAGGCTTCTGGGGCGGTGCCTTCGCGGAGTGCTTTCGCTGCGTCAATTGCGATGCCGAGGCGACCGGCCTGTGCCGCAATTTCGGCGATCTCTGCCGCTGACTCGCGAAGCTGCGCGGACAGTTCCGCTAGATTGTTTAGCTGCAGAGCGGTTGGCGCTGGCACAGGTGCAACCGCCGCAGCGGGTGTTGGATCTTCTTGGTCCATGTTTAGTTCGCTATCCTGGACGTCTTCTTCACTCGCGCTGTCCAAGACAGCGCCTACAGTGTGAGTGGTTTCGGTATGTGTCGGTTCGGCGTCGGTTCTGGCGCTCATGGCGGCCTCCTTTGGTCGGGTGTAAGTGGCGCGGGGCAGCCGCGCGGTGGACGATGGACGCGATAGGCTTTCTCGGAAGCGGACGAAGCCGCCTGCCAGATCGGTGACCTCATCAGCAAGGCCTGCGGCAACGGCATCGACGCCGCGATAGGTGGCCGCTTCGGTGGCAAGAGCTGCCTCCTCGCTCAACAGCCCAGCGCGGCCTGCTGCAACGGTCTCGGCAAACAGAAACCGCAGCACATCGATTTCGCTCTGGATATCGCCCCGCACATCTTCGGGCAGTGGCTCATAAGGATTGCCATCGATCTTGTGCGCACCGGAGTGGATCAACGTGACGCGCATGCCGTCCTGATCAAGCTGGCCACTCATATCGGCATGCATCACAACAACACCAATGCTGCCCACCGCACCAGTCCGTGGCAGCAGGATCCGGTCCGCCTGGCTAGCCAGCGCATAGCCGGCCGAGAAGGCGTGCTCGGCCACAAAGGCCCAGACTGGTTTGGTCGCGCGGATTGCCCGAATGCGATCCGCGAGATCAAAGACCCCGGCCACCTCGCCGCCAAAACTGTCGATTTCGAGCGCCAACGCACGCACGGCCGGATCATTGGCTGCTGCGTCGATCTGGGCCGCGATGCCTTCATAGCTGGTCTGGCCTGACGATTGCCCGATCCAGCCACCGCGGTGGATCAACACACCGGAGATTTCGATCACTGCAATCCCGTCCACGACCGGGTAAGGCGCATCGCCATGTTGGCGCAGACTCTCGGGCAGGCCGCCGGCTAGAATACTGGCGCGGGCGGGCAGGGCAACAGCGCCGGTTCCCTCCTCTATCTCGCCATCCGCCAAATCGAGCTGCCGCCCAAGAATGCGTGGGCCGAGCCCAGACAGAAACGCCATGGCTTTTGAGGGTTCAACAAGCAGCGGCGTGTTGAACGCGCGTGCGGCAATGCGGGCATGGAGCATGAGGATCGGTCCTTGGCTTTGCATTTCCAATCCCCATATGGTAAGGAGGCATCGAAATATGTAAGGAGTGTGCCGATGCATGAATCGACAGTGACAGTAAAAGGCCAGACCACTCTACCGAGAGATGTGCGCGCTACGCTTGGCCTAGCCAGCGGCGACAAGGTTCGCTACCTGATCCTCAATGGTGAGGTGCGGATCCTGAAGGCGCGCTCCATTAAGGAATTGCGGGGCATCCTTTCAAGGTCGGGTCAGAAGCCTGTCTCGTTGGAGGAGATGAATGAGGCGATTGCAGCCGGTGCAACGGATAGCGCGGCTCTCGTTCGATGATCGCGCTCGACACCAATGTTCTGGTGCGCTTTCTTGTGCAAGACGACCCTGCACAGGCGCAACTGGCTACAAATATAATCGACCAATTGACCGATGACGCGCGGGGCTTTGTCAGCCGTGAAGTTTTGATTGAACTCGTCTGGGTGTTAGAGCGTGCCTATCGTCTCAGTCGTGCTGAGATTGCTGTTGCGTTCGACGGTTTGCTATCGGCAACCGAGCTGGACATCGAAGGCGCTGATGAGGTTGCGCCAGCGCTAGAGCTCTACCGCAATGATGGTTTTGGCTTTGCTGACCTGATGATTGCCGCAGCCGCCAAGCGGTTTGGGGCTGTGGAATTGGTGACCTTCGATCGAAAAGCCGCGCGCCTGCCCGGTGTCCGCCTCATTCAGGGCTGAACGTTACTATGCTTCCTCTGCTGCGGTGGGTGGTCGATCTTGGGAATCAGGTTTCTCTGTTTCAACGATGTCTTCCGCGGTTGGCACTGCCTGCACACCTTGCGCGGGCGAGCCGGGCCGGCGGAAATCTAGACCCAGCGATCGCTCGCGGTCCCTCTCTGCCGCAATCTCCCGATCCACTTGTTCTGCGTCATAGCCGCGCTCGGCGATGGCCTGGCTACGGGATTTCAGCCCTGCTTCGATCTGGGCGATTTCGGCATTGGCGTCTTTGAGCGGATCGACCCAGTCCCATTTCGTGGGCAGCCAATCCGCAGTGAGTAGCTGCACGCGGTTGGCCTCATAGCCGGGCAGGGTCAGCGCGCTTGATAGCACGGCGGCATCCATCCAGCGCGCATAGACGGGGCGGCAGAGCTGATACACCATCACCGAGTGCTGCCAGGCCGATACCCTGCGGCGGAATTCGATCAACGCCAGCCGCGAGTTTGAGAAGCTTCCTTTCACCATGTCATTGGCGAGATAGGGATAGGGGATGCCGAGTGCTGCCGAGATCTGCAGCAGCGTCCGATACTGGAATGGCTCGTAGGTCGCACCGCTGTCGGCGGGCTGGCCCACGGTCACATCTTCACCCGGATCCAGCCGCACGATCTGGCCCGGGCTAATCTCCACGCCCGTGGGCATCTCCTCATCGTCCAAGGGCGCCAGCGGGTTTTCCGGGGCCGGCGAGGTGACGAACATCGCATACATCGCCGCAACCTTTTTGCGGTCGAGCTCGGCGTCGTCGTATTGATCAAGCAAGAACAGTTTTACAATCGCAGGTGCGAGTTTTGACACACCGCGCAGCTGCCCGCCCTCAACAGGATCAATCACATGAATGATCTCTGAAGCTGGCACCCTCACGATCTCACCCGACAGTCCGGGATCGGTGCTGTCACCGGGATGCCGGCGCAGGAAGTGATAGGCGACGCGCCGTCCGATGCGGTCAAACTCGATGCCCTGACGGATCGCGTTGCCGTTTTGCGCCACACCCGTTTCATGCAGGGGCAGCATTTCCGAGGGCAGCATCTGAAGCTGGAGTGGCACCGTCAGTCCATCCTCCACCCGTCGGGGCCGGATCCGCACAAAGACCTCACCCGCGATGAACACCTCGCGCGCCGCGCGGCGTTGCAGCCCGTAGAAATCCGTCAGCCCCTCGGCATCGGCCTCGTCGGTCCAGGCGAGCCAGAGCCGCTGAAGCTCTTCCTTGCGTGTGGCATCCGCAATCTTCGAGATTGGTTTGATCCCGTCTCCCACGGTGTTGGCGGCCCAACTTTCCACGGCATTCACCGCATAGCCATTGTTGCGCACCAACCAGCGGGCACGAGCGGTGATATCGGGGCCAGATGCTGCGATCAGTGCGTTGACATGAGCGCGCGTGGCCTGGAACCCACGCAGCCGTCGGTGGTGTTGGCCGGCATCGAACCCACCAATAAATGCGCCGACGCGCTGTCTCCAGTTCATCACAGATCCTTCACAGCGTAGGGACGCAAGATGCGCCTAGCGCCGCGTTCCAGCTTGGCGATGCGCCGCTCGATATCGCCAATCGCCGCCGCGAGTTCGGCATCGGTGCCATAGGTCACGGTCTTGCCGTCATAGCTGACCGACCGCGTGCCGCTGTAGCGCGCGGCCAGCAGCGCGCTGTGGCGGGATTTTAGATCATCGAGGTTCATGAGACTCACTTGCCTAGCACATTATGAGTGTGTATATTTAGTATGCGTAAGGAGGGCCCAATGCAGCACGCCACAACACAAAAGCAACGTACCAACGTCACCCTGACGTCTGCCAACCTGGCCGCTGCGCGGGAGTTTGGTCTTAATGTTTCGGCCATTAGTGATGCCGCAGTCGCCGAAGCCGTCCGCTTGGCAAAAGCAAAGGCTTGGGCTCAAGAGAATGCATCCGCCATCGCAGAGCGCTGTGCCTGGATCGAAGCGAATGGAACGCCCTTGGCGGATATTCAGGTTCTGAAGATCGACTGATGGCACAGTTTCAGGTTTATCTTATCGCTGGTGGTCGACTTGTCCTCGACCTCCAGACTGATCTTGTCGAGACCGGTACACGCGTGGTGGCGCCGCTTATACCAACCGGTTCAGGGCCAAAGGCCATTGGACGCCTCGAGCCAGTCTTCAAGATTGAGGGTGCAACATACGTTCTCCATACAGCGGAGATGGCTGCGATCCCGTCGGCGCTACTCAAGGGTGGGTCTGTCGCTGATCTTCGCGCATCCGACTACGAGATCCGAGGCGCCCTCGATATGGTGTTCTCGGGCTTCTGATCATTCCATGTATTTGGGCGTGCTGATCTTCCAGCCGCGCCGCCGGGGCGCTGCGATCCGCCCCGCTTGGGGTTCATTTGATTTCTCTGTCTCAGCGGATTGCGCGATGGCTGCCGTTTCCACGCCGGCCTGCTTCTCCAGCTGCCGCCACATCCGCTCATCAAAGCGGTCCGCGCCAAGGATCCATGCGGCAGCCCGCGCATAGACCCGTGTGTCCAGCGCCTCGTTGCGCTCGCGCAGCTTTTGCCATTCCTGGCGAGCAAAACCGCGCTTGTTGCGGATTGTGACCAGTTGCTCGCCCACCAACTGTTTGAGCCATTCGCTGTCAGCCCAGTCGGGCAAGTGAACCGTCCCAGCAGGTGCTGCGGCATCGGGCTCATCTGGCCGCTCCAACCGCAGATAGCGATAGGTCTCCGCTTTGAAGGTGGCCGTTGCTACGGTCCAGAGGCGCGCGCCGCGCTTGAGTTTGCGTCCATTCACTGTGGCATCCACAAAGGTTGGCCCCGAGACTGGCGTTGCCCGATTGAACCCCTCTAAGCCCTTCACAGGTGCGACCTGTGCAATGCCCTGCTTGCGCGCCCAGGCATAAACAGCGGCGGACTCGTATCCGGTATCAATGGCAAGCTTCGCCAGCGTCATGATTGCGCCGTTCTCATGCGTCCATGTTTGACCATGCAGGGCCGTCAGTGAATCCCAGCAGGCCGGATCATCCGGCCCGCCCGGGATGACAATGTGATCGACGAGCCAACTTTCCAAGCCGCGGCCCCAAGCCCAGACATCCACCTCGATGCGGTCTTTCTGGACGTCGGCCCCGGCGGTCAGGAACAGGCCGCCCATTGGGACCTGCGCCGCAAAGGGTTCACGCTGATCCGCGAGACGCTGCCATTCCGGGGCTTCGCCACTTTCAACCCAAGTCTCGCCCAGCAGGGTGTTGCGCGCGGCCCGTAGCATCTCATCCGAGCCTTGGGCGGCCAGCCAGTCTCGCGCGATCTGCTCCCAGCTTTTCCAGCCGATCGGCGAATAGAGCGCCGAGAGGTGGAACCCGATGGCGTTGGGATCGGCGCTGACCGCCGTTGCCCGCCACTCACCACGCTCCAGCATCTGTGTCTTGTGGTGTTCGGCGATGGGTTTCTCACAGCCTTCACAGTGATACGCTGCCGTTTCCGGCTGTCCCTTGTCCCAGCGCAGCCGCTCGAACTGCAACCACTGCATTGCATCACAATGCGGGCAGGGCACAAAATACCGCCGCTGGTCACTGGCCTCGAACTCCCGTTCAATGCGCGAGAGCCCTCGGATCGTGGGTGTCGACACCATGAACACCTTGCGCCGATGCGCAAAGGTCGTAGTCCGCGCCTCAGCTAGGCTGACTGGGTCGCCTTCTTCATCGGCCGAAGCCGGATAGGCATCGACCTCATCCAGAAACACATAGCGCGCGGGCATCGACCGCAGGCCTGTGGCTGAGTTCGCCCCCGTCAGAACCAGAATACCGCCCGGGAATTCCTTCGACAGCATCGAGTTTCCCGCATCGCGCGACCTTGCTGGCTGGACCCGTTCTTTCAGCGCGGGGCTGTCCTCAATCAGCGGATCAATCCGGCCGCGCGAGGTGCGCTTGGCCATCTCAACAGTGGGCAGGACCGCCAGCATCGGCCCTGGCGCGTGATGGATCACAAACCCGATCCAGTTATTGCCGGCCTCTGTGGCCCCGACCTGGGCGGCCTTCATAAACGTAATCCGCTGCGCCGGATGCGCGGGCGACAGCGCATCCATGATGGCGCGCAGATAGGGCGTCCGCGATGTCCGGTATTGTCCGGGTTCTGCGCTTGCCCGCGATGACAGCTTGCGATGCGCATCCGCCCATTGCGATACCGTCAGGTCCGGATCGGGCCGTATGCCGCGCCGCCAGACACGTAGGATGTCCTCGGCGCCGTCAAAGCCGAGGTCGAGACCTTCGGTTAGATCTGCTGTTGGTCGCCCCTCGTTGTCACTCGGGTCGTTCGTCGCTCGCAAAGGTCCCCCAGACCTTTGCGTTTGGTTATCACCAAACCGCTCCTCATCATTCAAGCGAGACCCTGAGGTCTGCCAGGGCGTTGAGCTGCTCTCGGACATGGGTTTCCAGCACCCTTTGCAGGATCGCAGTTTCGATTGTCACGGGGGTGCCCGATACCTTCTCCATCTGTGCGGATAATTGCGCGGCCATCAGAGCGGATACGCGGGTGGGCCAGGTCACCCAGACATCGCGTTCCTGGCGGGTCAGGCGAAACACCAGCGTCTCGGCGCGGGCTCGGTCAACCAGAACGCCTTTCTTCTTTTGGATCGAGAGCTGACGTTCTTGGGCCTGGTAGACAGTGAGCGCCGTGCGCGCCTTCAGATAGGAGGTGCTTTCACCCGGACCGGCACTTGCACTTCCGATCGCTCCAGCATCACCCCCAGCGCCCAAACCGCCCCGGGACCGCATCTGCTGATCCGGATCCGTCATCTCGCTGCGGCGTGCATCGGATGCCGCGGCATCAATTGACCCATCTGCAAACAGCACCAGCCGCCCGCTCTTGCGGGCCTTCTGTATGGCCCCGCGCGACAGGCCGGAGTGATCTGCATAGGCGCGTTCAGACAGTCCTTCCATGGCGCTTGGCTTAATCTCAATATATTGAAAATAAACATAAAAAACTGTATATTTGAGTTGATTATACTCCGCAGCAGAGCGACTCTGGTCGCACGCAAAGATGCCTGACCGGAGACAAAACCATGACCCTTGCAGAACGCTACAACGCCGAGACCCGCCGCATCCTGCCACACATGGCAGACAGCCTGGCAGTCGATCCCACCATCACTAGCGCCGGCGAGATCGACGAGATCGTGTTTCGCCGCAGCGAACTGCTTGGCGGGATGGCGATCGCCATTCTTGCCATGATCGACCAGCAAGATTGAGAGGTCCAACCATGACCGTCATCACAACCATCCGCATCGACCACGCCGCATTGCCTGACCATTTTGACCGCAGCCGCCCCGACGCCGTTGCCGAGGCTATTGAGACGACCCTGCGTGAGGACGGGATCAAGGCTGAGACCGCGGACGTGATCAGCCACATCAAGATCGAACTGCCGACCTGCCAGCTTGCTGCTGCCTGCGCAGCGTTGGCTGATCTGCAGCTGATTTGAGGGAGAGTAGACCATGAGCACGCGCGCGCAGATTACCATCCATACGGGGGCCCAAGAATGGGCTCACATCTATGTTCATTTCGACGGCTACCCCTCTCATATGCTGCCAGCGCTGGCCCGCTGGACGCCTGAAGACATTCTTGCTGCCCGCGAAATCCGCCACGTCAGTACCGATGCATTGGATTGTTACGATCCACCGCGGGCGCCGGTGATCTATCCCGAACCGCGCTGCGACTTCTGCCACACTTATGTGTTCGCGCAAGGCCGCTGGATTGAATGGAGGACCGGTCGATGACCGCGCCTGCCAGGCTACCGCCCCGAAACGAAGCTTATGGCTTCTTCGGTGCTATGACAAACTGTCCGCCGCGTGATCGCCATCAAGTCAGCGATCCGCCGCTGGCAGAGGCAGGCTAACCGACACCCATGAGGCTTTGTTTGGCCCGCGCCAGCGCGGGCCCTGCGCCGGTAGAAGGGTGGGCATCTTGCGACACCCGTCCCATCGGAGGCCCTAATGCCCAATCTGACCAAAACCCAAAGCTTGCTTCTTACCACAGGCGCCAAGCGCGCCGACAATATTGCAATGCCGCTGCCCAAGGGGCTGCATGGTGCAGCAGCCAAGAAGGTGGTCACCATGATGTGTGAACGCGGCTGGCTTGAAGAGATCGATGCCAACACGCGTAAAGGCGAGCCACTCTGGCGCGAAACTGGTGATGGTCATGGAACCACGCTGGTTGTGACCGACGCAGGGCTCCTAGCGGTCGGGATAGAGCCGGTTGTCGTCAAAACCATGGCCGCGGTCCGCAATCGGGCAGTTTTAGCCTCAGCCTCAGCCTCAGCCTCAACCTCGAGTACGAAGAAACCAACGCCGCGCACCAATACCAAACAGGCGCAGATTATCGCACTGCTGCAGCAACCGGGTGGGGCCTCAGTCAAAGAAATCGCCGCAGTGACGGGCTGGTTACCACATAGTATCCGTGGCCTGATCTCGGGCGGCCTGAAGAAGAAGCTGGGCCTGCTTGTCACATCCGAGAAACAAGACGGGCGCGGCACCGTTTACAAATTGGACGCGACCTGAGCGCACTAGTCATCCCCAGCGCTCGAACAGCCGGCGCAGAGCGTAGTTGCGCAGCAGCGAGATCAACATGAAGATTGCGCCGATCGCGAGATTGTCGCTCAGGCTGACTTTCAACCCGAACCACGGAAACACCACGATCTGCGTCAGCACCGCCAGCGCATAGCCCACTACAACATTGGTGATCGCCTCGATAAGCGATTGGCGCCGCGACTGCATCACGCTGCTAACCGCTTCGATTTGAGGCTTGCAAAACTCTCACCACTGTCTGCTAGAACAGCCTCTTCACCGGTGAAGGCTTGCCAGCGTTCGATGGCCACATCCACATAGGCGGGGTTCAACTCCACCCCATAGCACACGCGCCCCGTAGTCTCGGCGGCGATGAGCGTCGTGCCAGATCCCATGAAGGGCTCATAGACGGCCTGCCCGGGGCTTGAATTGTTCAGGATCGGCCGGCGCATGCATTCCACAGGTTTCTGTGTACCATGCACGGTCTCGGCATCCTGATCCTTGTTTGCAATCTGCCACAGCGTGGTCTGCTTACGGTCGCCTGCCCAGTGGCCTTTGCCCTTGGCGCGCACCGCATACCAGCAGGGCTCGTGCTGCCAGTGATAGTCCCCGCGGCTCAGAACCAGCCGGTCCTTGGCCCAGATGATTTGGGAGCGGATATTGAAGCCTGTCACCGTGAGGCTTTCAGCTACGGTCGCCGCATGCAGCGCGCCATGCCAGATATAGGCAACATCGCCCGGGAATAGCGACCAAGCCTCGCGCCAGTCCGCGCGGTCGTCATTCAGGACCTTGCCGGTGCGCTTGGTTGCCGCGGCGCCAGCTTTATTGCGCCACCCGGGATCATAGTCCACGCCGTAGGGTGGATCGGTCACCATCAGCTGTGGCTTCACATCGCCAAGAAGCCGTCCGACTACATCGGCAGATGTGCTATCGCCGCAAATCAAACGATGCGGCCCGAGCTGCCACAAATCACCTGCTACAGATACCGGCGTCCCCGGTGGCTCAGGAATATCATCCTCGCCCTCGATAGCACCCTCGCTGCCTAGCGCGTCCGGATCCTGAAGCAGGACATCCAGGTCCTCATCGGAAAACCCCAGCAGGTCGAGGTCGAAATCGTCAGCCAGCAACCCCGTGATCTCGTCGCGCAGAATGGCGTCATCCCATTCGCCAAGCTCAGTCAGCTTATTATCGGCAATGCGGTACGCTCGGCGCTCCGCTTCATCGAGATGACCTAAGCGAATGACTGGCACATCCTCCAGACCCAGAATGCCCGCGGCCAGAACACGGCCGTGGCCGGCGATCAGCTCACCGTCATCAGCAACCAGACATGGCACTGTCCAGCCAAACTTGGCCATGCTGGCCGCGATCTTCGACACCTGCGCCTCGCCATGGATCTTTGCATTCTTGGCATAAGGGCGCAGACGGTCAATCGGCCAGACTTCAATCTGGCGCGGCGCAAAAACAAGATCCATCGGGCAGGGGGCTCACTAGGTGAGGGCGATGCGCAGGGAAATACCCCAAAGGGTTCATCCGGCGTCGCAATGTCAGGAAAACAAAAGCGCCCGCGAGGGGGATCCTCCGAGCGCAAATCTTCGATGATCAAGGGGTACGTCAAGGGGGCTAGAAAAGTCAATCTCAAATGTGAATCGGAGTCACATTTTTGCAAAGAGGGTCATGCGCTAAAGGTGTCAGTGGTGGATTCCCAAGTGGATTCTTGATTGAAACAGTCAAGAATCCACCCTGAAAACAATTAAGGCTCTGAAAATAAACAGTAAAAGATAGCCCCTTTGAGGGGTGGATTCCAAAGTGGATTCCCCGGTGAAAAAGCCACGCGCTAGCGAAATGGCGCGCCAAGCCCCCCCGTATACACAAAGGGTCGGGGAGGAACCATGGGAGGGGAGATAGGCGACGGTGGACCTATTTGCTAGCGGAGGCTGGGTAGGCTTTGTCTTCGAAGTCAGCAATTGCTTTGGCAAGGCGATCAAAGGTCCGTGCCTCCTTTGAGCCGGGCTCGGGAGGTGTGTCGAAGTATCCTTCGATCTCACTAAGAGCTTGGTTCAGCTCGGCATCTGTGTTGACAGTACGACGGCTCATTTGCCCGTCTCCCATGCTTTGCTGTTCTGATTACTCGATATCCGGATAAATGTTGACCTCGAAGTACTCGGCTAAGTCGCTGACGCTTAGCTCGCTGGCGACACGGGCTCGCAGCTTCGCTTCGAGTTCAGTCTCAGAAACATCCAAAAAAGAACCATTCATTGCAATGAAGGTCAAAGACGCGATTGCACCCGCTCGTTTGTTACCATCCATCAACGCGTGCCGTGTTGAGACACCATCGTACATCAAGGCTGCGAGGTAAGCTAACTTCGCTTCTGGCTGGTATTTAGCGGCTGACCTTGCCCGCTCGAGGCCTGCTTCAAATGCATCACGCTCGTTCAAGACCATGCGATGCCCCATGGTCTCCATGAAAGCCGAAGTCTCGTCTAAGATCGCATCTGCATTGGGCCAAGCATACCCGTTGTCTTCTGCGGTCACGCGGCGTCGCCTTCGCGACCAAGCTTGACGAGGGTGCGCCGATACCTTTGGGTGACCCGTGCAGCTGCTTCACGCGTTTTGGCGTAGTCATCATCGACGGTACGCACGACAAGTGTGCCGTCATCCGTCGACAGCGTAACCTGCTGCCCAGCGCGCAGTTGCAATGCGTCCATCGTCGGGGCAGACAGCGGTATAAAGTGGCCGTTTCCGATCTTCTTAATTTTATTGGTTGTGGTCACCATGGTGTCCGCTTGCTTTCTGTTTGTTTGGTTAGTCAGCTAGGGTGTTTATACGTTTTGTATATACGCCCTATTGCCAAAAGTCAACGTTGTTTGATTAGCGTTCAGCAAGCTTTCGGCTCTTGGGCTTTACCCACGGCCTAACCCGTGGCATCCCTTCCATCACTTCGACCTCTCGCAGCATTCCCCCATCCTTGAGCCCGTCTCGCACCCAGGCCAGCGCCCGCCGCCAAGCCTGATAGTCGCGCCGTGCGGCTTCAATCTGTTCCGGATAGGGGGAGTAAGTAACTGGGCATGCCCTGACCTCCACCGTCCGCCACTTCCCTCGCGATAGTACCCTCTCGGTTCCAACCACCACAGTCGTTGCATGATCCCCATGCCGATTGCGCTTCATTTCCACAGGTACACAGCGCGGCACGGCTCCCGGCATCCAGTCCGGTGTGAGCCCAGCGCGTGCAAGCTCTGCCACCCGGATGGCCATGCGTTTGCCCCCTAAGCTATCTGGTATTCCAGAAACAGTCGCGGCAATGACCTCGGCATCCTCGTGGGTGTAATCGCCCAGCTTGTAGCGACCGCCATCGATTTTGCAGCCCAGCGCGGCGCGTTGCATCAGCACGTATTCAAGGCCGAACCCATAGCCATGCTCTCGCTCTGGATCGGGTGGTTCAGGCAGCTCCAGCTGTGCGCATTCTGTGCGAAAGGCCCATTCCAGAGCCTGCTGCACTGTCATGATGCGCTTGGGCCGCCCATGACCAGCTTGCTGTGACGCGCTGTGCAAATTGCGATCGTGTTTCATTGGACGCCTCGCTCACGAAGTTGCTGTGGTGTGACAAGGCCCCGGGCGAGTATCTGGTCGCGCATGCTGTTGCTGATTGCACTAGAGGGGAGGTATTTCTCCGAGTTCACCCAATCGGCGTAGAAGGCGGCCATATCAGCGATTGGTTGGCGTTTTGATTTCGCTGGCTTTTGCGCTTTGCGCCGACCGCTGGACGTCTCATCCCCTTTGCGCTGGGCTGTGCGCTGCATGACGCGATCCAGCGCCTTAGGTCCGTCAGGTGGCTCGGGGTGGTATTGGCGAGAACCTTTAGCCGTCTCGATGATCTCCGCCTCGCTCAGCCCAAGATCATCAATCCATCGTCCAGCGTGCTCACGCGGTGGCCAGCCTTGCCACCAGTCGGGCAGGGGCCCGTCAGGGTCAAAGCCCAGCGCCATCAGCAGCGATCCAAAAAACTGGTCATCGACGCGTTCGCGTCTTCGCGCGTCCTCCTCCTTTACAGGTTTACTTATTGGTTCTCTTACAGGGTTAGTGTCCGAATTTCGGACACGGGAACCGGTATTTTCCGGACACGGGTCGGGGTTAAAATCGGACACGGCTCGGTATGTGGATTTCGCCCCCATACACGAGTTATCCACAGGCTTATCCACAGAAAGGGGTGGGGTTTTCGAGTCCTCACTTGCACCTGTTTCGGTCGCTTCGAAGCCGTGTCCGGTTTCCAAACACGACACCGCGCGATCTTGGGTAAAGCCCGGCTCGAAGGCCAAGATGTAGCTGGTCGGCATCTGTCGCTTGGTGCTTGGGTTAAGCCGTTGTACCCGGCGGATCAGCCCAACGCTTTCAAGGAGCGTCAGGTGGTCATTCAGTGTTGATCGGCTGATCTCGCAATCATGCGCCAGCCGCGCTTGGGAGGGGAAGCAGCCAAAGTCTGGGTTGTGACGATCGCAAAGATGCCAGAGGACGATTTTGGTGGTGGGCTTGAGCCCGCGGCGCTGGATGGCCCAGTTGGTGGCAGCATGGCTCATGAGGTGACCCTCCGCGCCGAAGGACCGGTACCATCGTGGCGTGCCCCTGCATCGCGCGGGGCGTCCGGTGTACTGGTTTGCACGACCCGCGTTGTGAATCCGTGATCCGCCAGCGCGCCCAGCGCATCATCAAGCGAGCGCACCAGTGCCCAACCGAAGCCTTGCGCCAGGACTGCATCGCGGAACGCCTCCTGCGCGGGACTGAGCCGCCCCTTCAGAGACTTCAATTCCAAAAACAGTACGCGCCCGTCACAGAGTACGATGAGATCGGCAAAGCCGGGATGCACGCCCATGCCAACCAAGATCGCCTGACGCCGCGCACCGCGGGGCCCGCCCTCGGTGACCTCATTGGCGCAGTGATGCACGATCGCCCCCTTGGGGAGGGCAAAGCGCAGGGCGACCACAACAGCGCGCTGCAGATCGGCCTCGGGTGTTCTACGCCGCTTCAT